CGTTCCATAATAGTTATTGCCTAAATCAGCATAAACAATCACTATTTTATTATCCACTGTTTGGTACACAGATCGTGGCTTGTTTATGTTTCCTGCCTCAAACTGGATAACTGATCCAGAAGTAGTATCAGAACCTGCAACAACACTCACAGTTCCATCTGCATTTACAATGACCGCATTGCCATTAGGCAACGTACCACTAGCTACAACGTGTTCCTCTCTTGGTACGCTTGGATCATTACCAATGATACGCATCGCTTTTATTCTCCGTCATCCGCTTCTGGATCTACCCAATCAGGATTAGCTGACCAAGTTGTGCCATCTAACTTATACTTATTGCCTACCCAATCGCTAGGTGCATTGGTCACGTTCTCAGTAATAGTTGCGTTGCCACTGTTGAGATCAGCGATAATAAACTGAGCAGGATCTCCTACTGTGATATTATCTGATGTTGCTGTTATTGCTACGTCATCTGCAAGGAGATACTTGCTTAACTTAGTTGATGTTTCCACGATAGTTTTCATTGCCTAACCTTTCACTATTAATTCTGTGGATGATATAGCAGTTCCCGCCGTAACGGAAGGACTTCCTGCTGTTAAGCTTAACGCCCCATCTGTGGGTGATACAAAGTATGTCTGCCCTGGAGTTAAGCTTGTTTGATTTCTTGCAATCGAGCAAGAAGAAAGTATCTCGCCATTCGTGCCGTCTAACGCTGCACCGTCCATAAACCCTACGAAGTTTTCTGTGGTGAGGGTGGTAGCTGATCCCGAAGGTTGATAAACTATACCTGTGCCATAGCTAGAATTGTCTCCATCTGCATACGCAATGACAACCTTTTTAGCGTTAGCATCGTAGGCGGCTCCCGCAGTACTGGTTGCGCCACTATCATAAACAATAGCAGTGTCGAAAGTAATTGATGTGCCGCTAACAGTACCTGAAATAACTTTTTTATTATAGGTATGAGCAATGACTATTTTATTAACATTGCTATCATAGACAACTGATATATTTTTAGTACCTACATTTGCACTTTCAAAAACAACAGGTGTACCGAAACTTATAGAAGTGCCGCTAACTGTGCCAACGACTGCTGTACCATAGTAAGAATTTCCGTAATCTCTATAAGCTACCACTATTTTTTGAGCACTAGCATCATATGCAGTTGAAACATTATTTACTGTCGCATTTTCAAATTCTGTCTTAGAGCCGAAACTAATCGATGTACCACTTACAGTGCCTACAATACCATAACCATGTTCAGAGTCTGCATAAGTTGAAAAACATATAACAGTTTTTTCCGCATTTGAATCGTAGACAACGCTAGGGTTTTGAGTTCTTGCAGATTCGTAAGTAACCTCAGTCCCAAAAGTAATTGATGTACCGCTAACTGTGCCTATGATAGCCATACCGTAATTGTTGTTGCCCCAATCTTCATAAACAATAACTACTTTTCCTGCGCTTGCATCAAAACCACAACTTACAAATTGTACTTCATAAGTGTTAAAAGTTGCTTCTGATCCAAAACTAATAGACGTACCGCTAACGGTTCCAACGATAGCATGACCATACCTTGGGCTTGAAGCGTTTGCATAAGCAACCACTACTTTGTTGTTAACAGAATCGTAAGTACAGGAAGAATATTCTATATTTTTTGAAGTAAACACAACAGGAGTGCCGAAGGTAATTGAGTTGTTGCTTGCGTCAACCGTTCCAACAACAGCAGTTCCTTTATTAGAATCTCCTGCATCCCTGTAAGTAACAACTACTTTTTGATTGCTGCTGTCATAAACTGCATCAGCCTCACCAGTGTTTGAAGTTTCAAAAACAGCAACGGAGCCAACCGCTTCTGATATTGTTGATTGACCCACACTACTCACAGTCCCATTTGCATTTACAACGACAGGTTTACCATCGGCTATCGTGCCACCTGTGGCTTGGGAATAACCTACCTTAAAAACAACCGCCTCACCATAATTTGAATTGCCAGGAGATCTATACGCAATGACTACTCTTCCTTGATTAGCATCATAGGCAGAGGCAACAAAATCAGCACTAGCATCTTTGAATAAAACACTATCACTAAAACTTATAGAAGTTCCACTTACCGTTCCAACAACTGCCTCTCCTTTGCTGCTATTGGAATCATCCGAATAACTTATTAAAACCCTTCCTGCATTTGAATCAAACGAAGCTGAAAAGTAACCACTATTTCCTGCGTTAAAAACTACGGGAGTGCCAAAAGATATAGATGTTCCTGAGACAGTGCCAACTACAGCAGTTCCATGACTAGAGTTACCACCATCTTGATAAGCAAACACTACTTTTTGATTAGTGCTATCGTAAACACCTGAAATGTGGGTAGTGTTACCTGATTCAAAAGCTTGTTTGGTTCCAAAGCTTATAGATGTGCCGCTGACTGTGCCAACGATAGCGGTTCCTGCGCTACTTGCAGCGTCATCTCTATATCCTATAACAACCTTTTGAGCATTAGCATCATACACTGGTGTAAAGTAATATGAAGCTGATGCTTGAAAGACTACGGGTGTTCCAAAAGATATAGATGTTCCGCTTACGGTTCCTACCGCCGCTGTACCGTAATTGCTATTCCCATCATCTCTGTAAGCAACAACAATTTTTTGAGCGTTAGCATCATAAGCTGTTCCTGTAGACTCAATTGCGGCACTTTCAAAATTGGTTACAGACCCAAAAGATATAGATGTTCCGCTGACTGTGCCAACAACTGATCTGCCATAGTCAGATGTCCCTTTAAAAGAAAAAACAACCTTGTTATTATTTGAGTCATAAGCTCCAGACATATAGGCAACGGTTGCACTTTCAAAAACAGTAGGAGTTCCAAACGAAATGCTACTACCCGAAACTGTTCCTACAATTGCAGTCCCATAATTACTGTTCCCTTGATCCCTATAAGCAATTACAATTTTTTGGTTACTTGAGTCATATACAACACTTGTATAAGAAGTTGTTGCGCTTTCAAATGTTACAGAAGATCCTATTTCTTGAGTAACAGATATACCCTCACTGACCGCAGCCCTGATGATGGCGTCTTTGGTTAAGTTGCCAATTACCTTCACAACAACTCTCCTTAGTCAGTTATTTGCTCGTAACTGATTATCACTTCCAGATCGTTAGCAGTGCCTGCTGTCGCAGTGATAGACATGTTCTCTTCTAGGTATATCGCTGTGTTCTTATCCAACACTACCAGTGAAGAGTCAGCCGCTACAGATGCAGTGGCAATCAGTGAGAACGCCGTGCCGCCACCTGATGCTGCGCTGTGTACGTCTACCGTAATGTCACAAGCATTCGTGCCATCTACGTTTGCAACTTGGATCATGTTCACTTTTAGAACATCGTCACTTGATGCAGCGTTATTTAAAATCGTAGTCTGTGATGTTGATGTAAGAGCATACTGGTCTGTCTTACCCAGTATTGAGCTTACATTTACAATATTTGGTGCAGCCATATCCTAGCCTCCTTTACCCAAAAACAATAGCCATAGCTATGGCCTTACCTGTTCCAATTCCGGCACTACCGAAAGAAATAGTACCACTACCATTTGTAACTAACGCTTGCCCGTTTGTCCCATCTGAGGTTGGGAGAGTAAGAGCCGTTACAAAAGCCTGTAGGTTTGCGTCATATGCCAGAACATTTGACCCAATCGCAACTCCTAAATTTGTTCTTGATGTTCCTGCATTTGCAACATCTGATAAGTTATTCGCTGCAAGCAACGCTCCTGATAGAGGTAACGAAGCCCCTAAATCAACAACCGCTGCACCCGATCCTGCACCGTCACAGTAAAGTATGGCTGATGCGCCGTTTGCAACCGTTACATTTGCACCCGATCCCTGTGAGAATATAGCAGACTGACCTGAGTTATTTTTAACAAAGTACATACGTTTTGCGTCATTGGGAGCTACCGTTATGGTATTTGTCCCAGACGGTGAACCGCCTAAAAGCAAAACATGATACTGTCCATCTGATGCAGATCCATCTGAGGTGGTCAGTGTATGCGTTGTTCCTGAGAGTGTAATGTCTCCAACACCCGCCGCAATACGGTCAATGATATCGAAGTTTGTGTTAGTTGACGTACCCCACGTTCCAGATTCGTCACCCGTGGCAATCTTCTTGATGCCGCTGTTTGTTGTATAGGTTGCCATATTTCCTTACCTTTACGCTGCTTCGCCTATCGTTGTCCAAGTTGTCCCTGGATTTGGTGTTTCTTCTGTCCATGTACTGCCTGGATTCGGACCGACATTTGACCAAGAAGTACCTGGTGCAGGAACTATTGTTTCGTAAACTACCACAGAACCTACTAATGCGCTAGTGCTAACACCCGTAACTTCTGCTTTACTAATCGTAGCCACCGTCACTGTACCTACAGAACCTGTTGCAATCAAGTTATCTGATGACAACGGAACAACCTGTGATGTTAATACCGTAACAGGGCCAACTGTTCCTGTTGCCGCAATACCCGTCACCGCAACATTTGGTGCCGTACCAATTATAGTTGGTTCAGTTACACCGCCCGTAGCTGCAATGCCTGTGGGCGTTACATCAATTCCTGCACCTTCGCTAATTGTGACAGAGCCAACACCGCCCGTAGCTGCTAGACCTACAGGTGGAACGTTAACACCAATAATAATACTTGTACCTGTTCCAACAGTCGCTGTTACAGATAGTCCTGTCACGACAACATCAACGCCACCACCTTGAACCACTGTGGCAGTGCCTACAAAACCTTGCCCCTGTAATCCTGTAAGTGGAACATTCTGTTCTGTCACAAGAGTGACTTGTCCAACACCTCCTGTAGCCGCAAGACCAACAGGATTGACAGTGTTATTACCTTGTACAGTTACGCTACCAACACTTGCGGTAGCACTTAGACCCGTAACAGATGTAGATATATCTTCTCGAACAACAGCGGTGCCAACCTGACCTTGCATTGCAGCAACGGTAGATTTCTCACCACCCCAAGAAGTTTCACCCCAAGTTAACTCACCCCAACCATTAAGAGTGTGACCAACACGAACAGGGACCGCTTCATTCCAAGCGCCCTCGCCCCATGTTCCACGGCCCCAACCTGTGATGTTTGTCACGGGAAGACTGCCTTATGCTATACGGATAATCGCGCTACTTGCGTCAGCCGTTGGAAAAACAATCTGAAAGTCGCCAGATGTAGAAGACTTGTTAGAGCCAAAGTCTAATACGACAACGGTATCAGTGGTTCCTGATCCTGCGGCTGTAGTTGTGTTGTATATCAACGCACCACGAGCGGTAATTGTTGCAGAAGTATATGTCTTATCTGCAAAATCCGTAAGAGCAGTCGTTCCAGAAGTTGTTGGCGTTACGTTTGTCAACGCTCCACCACCCGCTGTATATGAGCCAGAGTTGCTTACCTCATTGGATGAAGTATATGCTGTTGTAGCAGCAGTAAACGTAGCATTGTTATCATACAGAGCTAGTTTAAAGGTGTCGCCACTTGAGTTTGTAAAATTATGACTACCTACAAGCAATTGTTGCTTAAAAGAAGTACACATAAAGTTTCCAGAAAAGGCCATGTCAAAGTCTCCTTATAAGTTCAGCCAGTTGGGGATGACCCGCATCTTTAATTGCATTGTGCACTGTTGTGCGGTCACTACGAATAGCCTGTCTCATGTAATATGCAACAAGCTTCTCAACATGCTTTGAGAAAGCATGAGCTTGATCTCTGATACCTGGATGGGCATTTTCAGAAACCGAAATAATCTTTTCTACACATTGTTCTGCCAGTTCTTCAGGAGTAAATCCCCTGTTCTCTGTAGTTCTAACGCCTACAATCTGTTCATTCTGTGGTACACTTACATCTATTTTAAACATTATTGGTTAGCCCTTATAACTTTCCCAGTACGGTATTCATCTGTAACCTCTTTGTTTTCTCCCATCATTTTGAGAGGAAGTAAACTTTCTTGAAATCTTTTATCATAATAACCCATCATGTCTTGCTCACCTTTCATGTAAAGATAAGCCTCTACCAAAGCTCCGTATAAAAGTGTAAGTTCGGCGTTATCACTTAGCCATGTAGTGCCACTGCCAGATCCGGCAGTCAGACTTGCAGGACGATAAAAGTAATGAAGTTCTGCGGTAAAGGTGGTGTTAGGAGTTGGAGCCAGTATAAAGTTATCTACGTCAAAAACAGCATAATATCTTGGTGATCCTGTAGTTGTGGCATCTGGAGTATAAGTCTGTATAAAGCTAGGATCTTTAAAATCTATAAAAAACTTGTCTCCATCTGTCCCTGCAAGGCTTAGAGAGAAGGGTGCCAAAAAATCTCCAGGACACGCTAAAAACTTATTACTAGCTGTGCATGACGCTGTTGCATTTTTACGAAACAAACTTAATTGCACGTTTTTCAAAATACGCTCTTCAGATAATCTTATAAACGTAGAAAGATTATTGACAAAAGTTGTTTCGTCATTTTCCGTGTAATCTTGAATAGCTGTTTTAAGTTGATCGTATGTAAAGCTCATGTCATCACACTATTGTTATGTTTCCTACCATAGCACTATGATTAGTGCATTGATATACTAGAGAAGTATCACTGGGTTCATGCGGCACAATAAATTGGGTTAATCCTGTGGTTGAATTATAATTATCAGTTACACCTGTCGTAAAAGCAGAGCCACCATCAGACGTTCTTATCTGCAAGGGGTGACTACCTACATTAGCGGTATTGTCTATAAGATAAGTATGACCTTTGTAAAAAGTAAAGTTTGGGTTATTACCTGCCGTAGCACCGGGACCTGTAAAGGTATATGCAGATGAACCGCTTGTGCCTGCGGTGTATTTAGTTACAGGGCCAGTTGTCTCATCATTCAAACGAATCCACGCTCCACCGTGTGCAAAATATAATCCTCCAGTTGCATGAACATGGGCCACAGCCCCATGATATGTAGAGGCACTTGGAAGATCGCTTAAACCCGCGTAATAAAACACAATCTTGTTTGCACCTGAACTTACATTCAATAAACCATTTGAATCAATTATATCGGTAAGAGCGGTTCCATTACCTAAAGCAGCATACACCTCATTAAAGTTATCGTTTATTTTATCCGCACCCGCACGTAAGGTGTCTCCTGATCCGTCGTTTGCAGATGATCCAATGCCTACTGTTTGCTTTGCCATTTTCTATCCCTCATCAAAGGTGTCTGTTGTTGAATCTAAAGTTACCGACGTACTATCGAATCTTGGTGCAAATAATAAGGACCCAACTTGACCTGTTGCAGAAAGCCCTGTCACGGTAATTTGATTCTCATTTACTAATACTTGTCCAACCTGACCTTCTAAAGCAGTAGTTGTTTCAATTTTACTAGGTAATTCAGCCACCCCGGAAGTAGACCAGTTTCCGTTTCCAAGATAAGTAATACCGTTTGTGGTCTTTACTTCAAAAGTTTGAACGGGGTCTACTTGATTTGGTCTTGCATCCCGCAAAGCCTGAGCGTCAATAACCTTTCTAAAAGGACCTAGTTGTGGCTGCTTTGCCTCAAACTCGTCTCTCCCAACTAATAGCCCATTCCACTCACGACGCATATCTTTGTATCGATACCGAAAACCAGATCGATCTGATATAGCGTAAGCGTTTTTTCCAGAAGCAAACTTTGACATTAATTTGTCCTAAAATATTGGAACTGGGGCACAACATTGAAAGAAGCTCTGTCACGATCTTCGGTCATAGCTCTTTCAAACTCTTCTTCATAAATCGCTTTTAACATCTGAAGACGATTAGGTGCCCGTTTCAGAGCAATGTAATAAGCTAAACCCGCAGCTAAACACGGATAAAACCTAAAAGGCATGTCCAAAGTATTAACTTGAGCATCCGCATCATCCATTCTAGTCAAAGCGTCATAAACAATTACATCTGTGCTATTTTCAGGGACAGGCCAAACTTTAAGATTAGGTGTAATCTGTCTATCTAAAAAAAACTGTGAAGGTCTTCCTTGTGTTGTTTTAACAGGTATCGATAAAAAGGTATCGCGGCTTACACGGGTCAAAGCATAATCAGTATTACTTCTACGAACTACCACAGATAAAACATCAATTACATCCGCACCAAGATCATACTCTCCATCTGCTTGAGTGACCGTTTGAGTTCTTTGTTTTATAGTCCACTGATTCAAGCCTCTATTTGCCCACTCCGCAAGCATAAGATTTAAAGATCGTTTTGCAGTCTTTAGATCATAGCCAGTACGAACTTCTAAACCGCAACGTTCAAAAGCTTCTTCAATGTATTCTGCTACATCTAACTCAAAATCTTTACTGCTAGAGACAGTCATATTTAATCCTCATTATAAAGGTTATCAAACACCCTATTTACGTCTAGTGTATAGTCTAAATCACTTTTTGAATAGTGTATATGTTGTGACGGTTTGAAATCAGGCGCTCCCTCCCCTGCTGCAAACCAAGCCGGATGCGTAACTCGCACTCTGTTATTTGGCAAAGCCACTATATTTCCAGTCCACTCCCCTGCATCCAGTAATTGCAAAACATGACTTTGTTTGTGTTGCGCCGGATCGTCTGCAATTTCGCTTTCAGAATAATCCACAGTAAACAAATACTTTGCAGGATGCATTTTACCATCAATCTTAGCAAGCCACGGACAAGGCGTAGCCCGGTCCATAACAAACACCGAATTGTGATAAGACGCACAATCCCAGGGTTGAGCATCATATGTTTCCATAGGTTCAGGCCATTCCTCAAAAGGAATATCCGCAACTAATGCAGTTATAGGCATTCTTGCCCACATCGCTCCCCCATGAACTGTATCCTCTTCCTCACCTTCAGCTTCATTCCCAGTAAATATAACTTGAAAACTCAAACATCTATTTGGCATCGTGGTCACACCAATGACCATCGCGTGTAAAAATTCGCCGTGGTACTTCTCATGGTTGTGAGTGTATTCACGGCGAACCCATGCCTTGAAGTAAGGCACATTAGAATGTAAATACGCCATTATTTTTTCTTTGCGGCTCCGCCTTTTGCTTTCTTCATGGGACTTAAACTCATTCCCCTTTGTTTTGCGGCGCTTCGTAGTTGTGCCATAGTCATTGCACCGCCACCAGACATCATTTTTGCAGGTTTTTTGCCGCCCGCTGCGCCACCTTTAGACATGCGGCGCTTTTTACCGCCCATAGCTCCACCTTTAGACATACGCTTCATTTTACCGCCCGCTGCGCCACCTTTAGACATGCGCTTTACTTTACCACCTGATCGGTAACCTTTCTTCTTCATTGCCATTTTTTTCTCCTTTTAAGTTATGCAGATACAGAACCACTGGTTCTTTTTCTACGGTTGGACAATACTGCACCACAGCCTCTAGCTACGATTCCTTTTTTACCTTTTTTGTTTTTGGGGGACGGCCTCTTGGCTTTTTGCCTTTCGATTGCGCCGCCGTTGCTTGCAAATTTGACTTCCGCTTCTTTTGTGTTTTTGACAAAGGTTTTGCCTTTACTACCTTCACTTTTCTTTTTTCGGGCAGTGGCTGCTCTTTCGGCTTTCGAAAGACTATTCGCTTTAGACCTTGGAAGACACCTGTCAGGATTCTTTTTATCCTTTGAAGTGCCGCATTTACCTTTGATTTTACCATCAGTACCAATCCTTACCCAATCTTGATCTCGCCACTTTTTAAGCTCACCCACTTTTCTTCCCCTTTGCCCCTTTGGCATAATTAGGATCTTTACAGTATTTAGATGCCGCCATGTTGGCATATGCACTAGGGTAGGTATCAAAAGTTCTTTCTGCCCACGCTTTTCCGGCAGGGCAGATCTTGCTTCCTTTACTTTTCTTTGAAGCTTTTTTTGATTTCTTTGAATAAGCCATTATAAAAACTTTCCTGCAATTGCGGTAGCTACGATTAGAATCGCTATTCCCCATAGACGCATGTCTAATTTATCAAGTTGTTTATCTATTTTTTTGTATCGTTCGTTACATTCAGCTTCATGTCTTTCCAAACGATTTAAAAGATCATTTATATCCATTAACACTTCCATCTTTTTCGAGCTTGTCTCAAACGTGAATTAGGATTTTTTGCAGCTTTTGGAAATTTTTTCATTTGTCCTGCGGACCTAGCACAAAATGATTTACGCCGTTTATCATCCTTACTTCCTTTTTTAACTTTTCCTGTAACCGCTGTTTTTAATTTTGATCCAGGGTTTTTTCTTCTATAGGCTTTAACTCCGTCTTCCGTCATTCCCGCCCCCTTTTCTGTAGGGCGGAAATTCTTTTTATTACGCTTCGGCATACTGTCGCTTTTGCGTTTCTTTTCTTTAGACGACGTTGTTTTTACCTTAGACGCCATAGGGTCACCTTAACTATGGAAAATAGTCAATGCGGTGACGTTAGTAGCCACTGAAACATGAATATCGCTAGTAAACAAAATACCTTCGTCAGGGATGTTCACCGAATGAGTTTCAGATGCAGAAAAATCAATATCTAAAACTGTTGAACCACCGTTTCCGTCAGTTAAGGTAAGTCTACCCGCGCCACCGCCTGTAAGAACTTGTATCTGCCGTAAACGTGCGCGACCAACTGCTGCCGCGCCTGTTCCCGTCAGACGTTTGCTTTTTACGTCTGAATTAGCCATCTAAAAATCCTCTTATTAAGCTTGAACAGCAGTGTTAAAAGCCTGAGCATACATTACGGTTATAACAACTGATCCCGCATTTGTACCCGCGCTTGAGGTAGCTGTTAATTTTAAATCGGATGTACCTGTGTTCTTCCATGTAAGTGTACCACCACCAGAAGCGCCTAACGCTTTAATACCTACAGTGGTTCCAGAAGCAACAGCATTAACCAGAGTCGCTGCACCGCCTACAGTATCACCAACACTAATGTTTGTTGTAGTGTTAGCAGCCACTTCCAAATCAATAATTATGTCTACGATTTTTGAGTTAGCGGGAATCACTACGTTTGTGGCTTCTGCTGCAACAGCGCCGCCGGAAATGTCCATTACATGTTGTTGAGTCATTACAACATAGCCAACGTTTGCTATGTCGGTTCCAACGGTAGTACCCGTTGTATTTCTAATATTACCTGCCCGAATCGGACCTGAAAAAGTTGTAGTACCCATGTGGATCTCCTGTCTTGGGTTACGTCAGCAGCCTCATGCCGCTGTCAGGGATAATTTACTATAACACATAAAATAAAAAAAGAAAGAGCCGCAAAAGCGGCTCTCTCCCATAAAATTGTATTGAAACTTAGGCTGCGCCTGGAGTCCCAAAAACTGTACGCCAGTCGGATACACCGAAGCTGTAACGCTCACGAGCTTTGAATCGCATGTTACCTGTATCAAAATCGCCTTCCATAGCTGTTTTGATTGGGGCACGATTAAAGTACTTAAACCCGTTAGGTGCGTCTGTCTTTATGAAATACGCATCTGTGTCTGTTAAAAAGTGGTTAACAACAGCGCCTTGAGGAATCATTCCCATGTTCTTCATTGCGTTTGCGTCGTTATCCGCTGTTCCCGGACGTAGGTTTGAGTTAAGCACTCGTTCTGCAATAAACTGCAATTCTTTTGGTATGATTAATTTCACACCGCTGACTGCAATTTTAAGACCACGCTCATCAGTAAAACCTGCAATATCAATGAGCATTTGCTCTAAAGAGGTTTCGTTGAGGTCTGCCGCAGTTGCCAAAATATTGGTTTGGTTACCTGACAGAGAAGGGTGTGCGTTTGAGCATAATGCTGCGCCATCCCCTATAGCGTTTGCACCTGTGTTGAACGCATTGTTCAATATAGATGCCGCCTTGATTTGCTTTGTTTGAGCCATCGAACGTGCAAGAGCTTTCGTATAACGAGAAGCTAGACGATCATATAGGTTGTCCTCAATTGCTTCCTCTGTAATTGAGAAAGCCAAAGCAATGGTTTCGTGAGTGTAACGAGCAGTGTATGTTTCTTTTGCATCGTCAAAACTGATGGCTCCGCCTTCAGATTTAACAGGTGCAGTTGAGAAACCACCAAGCATTACTTCTTCTTCGAAAGCACGGTCAGATGACTCTTCTTCAAAGATTTCAGAATGCTCGTTCTCGTAACGATTATATTCTAACCCAAACAATGCATTTAGGCCAGGTTCTAGCTCTTTAGCTAGTTGTGCGCGTGATATAGCCATACTACGCTCTCCTTATGTGCCTGTTGTAGTCGCAGTGGTTTGAGAATCAAACCGCGACGTGGTTGCATTGAAATGAGCGTTGATTCTTACAATCAATGGAATACCCGCAGCAGCGAAATCGCTGTTTGCTTCGTCATCCATTATACCGACAATACGCAACGGAAGTGTTGCAGTAGTGGCGATTGAAGACACGCTCAAAGCTGAGTTTGAATTACCCGTATTGGTAGAACCAGTACGTGCAGATGTGCCTAAAGACGCATTTGCAAAAACAGCCGTTAGGGCTGTCGCACGATCTGTGATCGTTGCGTCAGTTGCTACCTTGAACAACTGATTTGGATTGTCAGCTACAAAAGCCTTAACAGGGTGGTTAGTATCCACGCTGACACTGTTCGAACCAGGCCAATAACTAAGAAAGGTTGGTTTTTTCGAAACTGAGTCAACGTATTCTACGCCCATCAGAACACCAAGAGCGGGAGTAGTACCCCCACTAGTCGCTCCCGCATGATCTATTACGCCTGCCGCAGTGGGCACACATAAAGAGTATTGGAAGATCGGATTGGTGTTGTTAGAAGCGATTTCATACTGAGTTACCCCAGTAGAATTAACACCGTTTCCAACAAGCCCGATAGGACGTAAACCGAAGGCAGTATTTTGATTTGCCATTTTAGTTTTCTCCTAATGGGGCGACCCTAATTTTTACGAGGGCCACCGAAGGTTACACGAGATTGACGATTGGCTTTTTCAATCGTCATGGTTGAATGTTGATTCTCTCTCATCATATCGTAGTCAACTGCATCCATTTGATCCCTCGATTTACTATTAAAGTAATGAGTTCTCTCCTGAACCGTCTCAACGGGAATCCGAGCGAGTATCAGTCCGCCTACTCCAAACACACCTTTATATTTACCTGATTCTACGACGGGAGATTCAAAGTCAGGGTATTCGTCCTTACGAACAAGTTCCCAACCCTCCCGCATTTTAGCACTGATGTTTTTTGTATCATCAAATCCTCGCGTTTCGGCTCGAATCCAACGATGCGCAAACCCATCAGGGGCAGGCGGTGCATCTAACATTGACGGGGGTGCCCACGGACGCCTTTGCGCCGTTTTTTCCCTTGTTTGATTAGCGCGAGAAGTACGCTTGATTGAATCGTTTGTGCTATCAGTCATTGTGTTACTCCTTCACGTATTTCGCATATTCTTCTAGCGGCACACCCAATTTTTTCGCGATTGCGACTTGGCTAGGGGTGAGTCTAACCTTTTTCCCACTGCTGCGCCCAGAATTGGATCTTGATACGCCTGCAACCGTCTGAGCGGGTCGTTTGCTTGCGTTTTTCGCGTTACCTCCGAATGTGTCGGAAATGCGGCGATCAAGTTCAGTATAGTACTCATCGCTCGTGGGGTCAAACCCTTCGTCTTCGACAAGCTTCTTATGTATGCCAAAAGCTGCAAAAGTTTTGGCTTCATCCTGCCCAAACCAGTCATTTCTAGCAGCCCAGTCTTGAGCTTTTGGGTCAGGTCGTTTGATTTGTTGCTGCTGTGCCTGTTGCTGCTGTGGAGCAACAGATTGCTGTTGTTGCTGTTGCTGCGCCTGTTGCTGCTGCCTCTCTTGAGCAACTTTAGCTTGGTTAGCCCTTTCGTTTTCAGCAGATAAAGCAATCATTTTCTTGTTAGCCTCAACAACCGCAGTTGTATCTCCAAGCTCCATAGCTCGTGCTAATTCTTTTTCCGTCTGCTCCATTTGAGTTTGCACTCTATTGGTGTATTCAGAAACATAATTGCTGTCCAAGGCACTAAATCTTTGCTTTAATTGCGCAGCCTCTTGTTGAACTTGTTTTGCGTAGTTAACAGCCTCTTCCTCGCGACGCTGTGCATCCCGCATCTTTTTAGTAAGCCTATCAATACGTTTTTGAGTGGAACTTTGAGCCTTATCAAATTGATCTTCTTCTACGATCTCAACATTTTCTTGATCAGACTGCTCTTCCGAAGCTTCTACCTCAACTTCAGTTTCAGTATCTACTTCCATCTCTAACTGTTCTTGTTGTTCTGCCATAAAATCCTCCTAGTAGTGCAAAATGTCTTCCGGCTCATTAATTCGAGCCAAAATCTCGTCATCATTCAAAATACGAACCTCTCCACCGTCAATGGCAAAGCGTGAACCCGCATAACGTGCAAACATCACCCATTCTTTCTCCGCGCACCAAGGGCCAGAAGGAAATTTTTCTGGGTCTTGATAGGCCAGAGGGCCAACCTTCAACACATAACCAACCTGTGTTGAAATTTTTTGTTGTTCCACAGCAGAATCCGGCAAAAATATACCGCCTTCAGTCTTTCCCTTACCGCGATAAGGTAAAACCAAAATTCTCCATCCTGTAGGATTGGGCATTCTTTCTAGAAGTGACCCGCTTATAGCATTTGGGTCTAAAACTTTAACTGACGGCTCTTTATAAGCCTCTCCAAGGCTTGCGATAGCCTCTTTTACTCCAGTTAAATCAACTTTTGCGCTCTCAGTCATTGCTTCGCTCCTGTTTATCTAGCAGGCCCTTGAGTTCCTGTTCCACATGATTCAGGGCTTCCATATTGCCCATAAGCTCACGATATTGCTCCATAGACTTGATATTGCCATACTGCATTAAGTCAACAACACCTTGCCTACGATCTCTTATAATGCGAAAAACTGCTTCCGCAACATATATCTCATCCATTCTTAGATATTCCCACCTTTTCTTATATGAGAGATACTAGGATATTTTGAGATAATATGCAATTATATATTAAGCCACTTATAAATTTTTTGTGTTTCTTCTTTTCGGTGCTTTAAACCGTTGTAACCACCATTAACTCTTTTAGTAATTGTTTTAATGGTATCGTCATCAACCCCCTTATCACAAATATCCCACAATTTGTTTCTATGAAAGAACCAAATAGCACTTTCCATAGGGAATTTTGAAGCAACAAGGTCAGGATCCTTCATTATCTCCGGCAAATCCATGTCCGCCGCAAACTGAGAATAGTTATTTTTCCCGGTACATTGTAAAAATCCGCGTCCCCGCCACAGATATCCTTGTCCATCATTGCCCATTCTACCGCCATATACGCGATCTGCCAAAGCTTGGGGGTTTCTAGCACATTTTTCTGCGTCACTCTCTGAGTCAAAGTATTTACCAAACACTTTGAGAATAGATTCCATAGAATAATTTAAATTTTCTTCCGTGTAACGAAAGGTTCCGCTCTCATGTACAAGCTGACCAAGAAAATGTGCCCCTCGTTCTGGATTTAAAGCATAATGATTACATATTTTCTTTGCAGTGTTGGGACCAAAAGCACCGTCAGGTGAAGATCCTATCTTTTCCTGTAATGTTTTTAATGCTTCACTCATTACTTCTTACCTTTTATAACTTTCTTTAGTTTCCTTGCCTGACTAGCATGAAGCTTAGAAGCTTTATTCAAACCCTTGATGACTTTCTTCACCGTAGCTTTTTTCTTTCTGTTTAATGTCATTGTTGTACAACCTCTTTTGATCCACAAACACGTTCATATACCATATCGTCTATATAGGCTTCTGCCCATTTATTCTCTGTGAAGGTACAAAATACCCACAGATCGTTTACATCATCATTTAATAAATTAATAATATCTTGTTGCGCGGATACTTGGCCTTGTAAATGCTCAATATCATGCACAATGTTGCTGATATACCACACCAAACCAACTAATTGCACTGCCATAGCAAACACTAACGCAACAGGTATTTTCATATCAGCCATAATTACCTCTTAAAGAATTTTTGTACGCCTCTGACACCAAACGAGGCAGAGATTGCGATACCTAAACTGTAAAAATACCAGTCGGGTGCTTTGGAAAGCTGTTCAAAGCCTTTATCCACCCAACCTTCAGTCCCTGGAATGAACGCCAAAACAAGCGGAATAGACAGAACAATTACAAACCACTCGTCTTTCCAACTTGATTGAGAGCCTTGCGCCATGATACGCTCCCAGTCTGCGACTGATGTCTCTTTTGAGAGCATTATCTTAGCTTTCGCTTCTGCTTCCGTAAGTTTTAACTTTGCACTTGCTGCCTGTGCTTGAGACTTTGCATCAAGCCAACTGCCCGCCAGACCCGCGATAGGTCCAATTATAGACTGTAACATTAGTTTTCCTCCATCTGTATACTGGTTTTCTTGCTCTCAGCCTTTGCGCTGTATGCATTAAAACCCATAAAAGCCGCCACCACCCCGGAAGCCGCTATAACGTACACACTTGCTATATCTGTAATTAAACTTGCCGCTTTGTCAAACCCAAGGACAGAAGCAAGCAAAATTATAAACGGGTAAATTAACATTCCCATCAAAGCAAAACCTGTAAAACGACGCTCTGCATTGCGCTTGAGATCGCGATCAATCATCTCTAACCGACGATCTTCCAAAACAATCTTATTCCACTCTGCTTTTTCTATAACACCATTTTTATTTGTATCGGCCTTATCAAATTCTGTCATCTTTTCGCCCTCGCATACGCAATCGCTATTCTTTTTTCCCGCGTTATTATAACAACTTTCCCCGATTTGTCATATATTATGTATTTTCCGCGCCGCTCGACTACAATCACAGTTCTATTTTAATGCACACAACTTTTGATTTATCGCTCGTTACAAGGACTTTAGCTTCCTCTTTGGCAATCTCACACACTTCTTGCTTGGTGTAGCTTCCAATATGATAGTGCTCAAAGCCTTGCGTTGCTAATTGAACCCATAACAATACCCACATCTACCACCTACCTTGCTTACTTCCCCAAAGATAAAACAACCCAAACAATAAAGCGGCCCCTATACCAAATATAACAAACCCTATTGCAAAATTTATCAAAGCATCTACCTGCTCTTGTTTTCTATATAACTCATCTTTTCTCTGTTTACGCATCCTTGCCTCAATAGCTAAAACTTCTTTCCAAGCACTCGGCCCATAGTTCCAAGAGATGTGATCTTTTATCTCTTCCCTCATCTGTTCCATTTTTTTCTTGTTCGCAAAGATCTCTAAAGCAGTCTCTTCGTCAGACCCCCTAAACGTCTTCTTCCAAAACGGAGGATTCTTCTCCCGCTCTTCTATATTTGTGAAATCACTGAACGCCTTGCCCCAATTGGCAAGCTGTCCCGTCATGTCTTGTAAATCTTTGCCTGCACCAATAGCCGCCTTTAATCCCTTAAAAGCGCCCGTTGCCATAGCCACACAAGTTATGGGGTCCATAACTTAGCCCATGTGAGTGGTGCCCTTGATTGCCGCGCCTGTACCACGAGTCTTCACTTTCTTCATGGTGTCACTCGCCATTGGCGGTGTTTTAGGCTTACCGACTGTCTCAGGCTTGGGAGCTTTTGTAGGCGTATTTACTACAATTTTTACCTTGGACATTTTACTTTCCTCTTTGTTTTAATAGTTCTCGCTGCATTGCACTATCAATTCGAGCCGCGGTCTGCTGTTCTTGACTTGCCAACCTCTTCTCAAACTGCTCTCCACGCATCTGCTGATTCTGCGCGTCAAGCTGCAATTTCTGTTGGTCCAGTTGAGCATCCGTTTGCTCTGACTGTGCCCGTATCTGTAACTCTTGCTCTTTTAACTTTACTAACGGATCCGGCTGATTTGCACCAGACACTTGCGCCGATAGCTGCTTCGCCTGCTGCATACCCTCTGCCACAAACTGTGCAACCAAAGCCTCAAATTGTAACTCCTGCTGATCCGCATCCATAGGACCCATTTGTGACATTTGTGCCATAGCCTGTTCCTGTGCCGCTATCTTCACATGCTCCATAACGTGCTTCTGCATACCCAAAGCAACTGGCGGCATCTGAGCAACCATTGGACTCGCACCAAAAACCAAATGAGACATAATATGCGCCTGATGGTTCTGACCCTGAAACGCAAACAACTTCATGTTGTCCAATGCGTTGATGTTCTCTTGTGCAGGGTCCGTGGGCAACGGCTCCTCGTCCGGCATCGATTTCAATATCCTGTCGGTATCTGTAACACCCAACGCCTCATACATATCCCTGAACACTTCGTGCATGTTATGCATCTCAGGAGCTTGAGCCGCTAACTGTAACTTAGTCTGAGCTAACGCAATCCGCTGTGCCTGACTAAATACATTCGGATTAGATACAGGTATAATATCCACACGGTCATCAAAATCACTCGCCATAACCGCCTGATCACTGCCCGCGATACTATACGGATACTCCTGCGGTAAACTCTCCGACATAACCCGCGCAAGAATCTTAAACTCCTGCCGCATCGCATAATGCATCCGCTTATGTACAGCACTCATTACCCGTGAACCCTGCTCCAACATAGCTATCGTTGTACCAACAGCAGCTTGCTGATTACCGTCGCCAACCTTCATGTCAGTAATAGTCGCGAACCGCTGACCCGCCTGAACTACAAAACCCAACAAGTTAAACAGTGTCTGGTCGGGACCCTTAAACGGCAACGGCATGAGACTATCCCGAATAGCCCCACCCGGAGCGTCCACGTCACGGAACTCTCCAGGCTGAAGAGGATCGTCATCGTCTCTGATACGTAGTCCGCGGGCCTTGAAACCCGCAGGGAGGTTGGACAACGTACCCGCGTCGATCAACTGCCTCAGTGCCGCCGTGGCAGACCTAGAGAGTCCGCCAATAGTGTGAATCAAACCCAATCCGTAAAAACCAAACCCCGGCAAAAACTTGTAATGCACAAAGTAATTGATCTTCTTACGCATCTCGTCTTCTTCACGATAATTCCGCCGAATAGACAATATTTGCCCATTATCCTGCGAAATCGTCACCACATAAGGCAATTTAATGCCCGTTGGTTCGCCATCTTCCCCCGTATCCTCGTAACCCTCTAGGTCCAAATCAACGTGGCATTCCAACAAAGTACAGTCATAATCTATCTGTGACGGCTCAAAACCTCCGATTCTGTTCACTTCCTCCGTCACATTGTCCATCTCCTGCTGCGCAGGGATCACAGGTATGTCTAAATAAAATCCCCCGACCTGCATCTTGCGCAAATCGTTCAAATCCATCTTCACAACCTGTGTTACATTCGGACATGTCTCCAAATCTGAAGTCTCGTAAGGAACCACAAGATGCTCCGCAGGAACAAACTTAGATACAATCCGACCCAGATTCTCATCGTAATACACCTTCTTAAACGTACTGCCCGCTAACGGTAAATAAAACAGCATCTGATCCATGTCAGGCGTGTAATCCTCCATGACATTAGTCAGATAGTAATTCATAAACTGCTTAACACGCTCCGCCTGATCAATCTTCTTGCGGTCTTCCTGACCCATAACAACAGTTCTTACAGGACCCGAAGGAGGCAACAATTCATTAAACGCCTGCGCCTGAAACTGCGTCGCCGCCTCCGCCAATAACGGATGAGTCACACCAGAGGCTCCACGAAACGG